CTTGAAGCTGTCCAACGCCACCTGGCGACGCTGCGCCTCCAGATCTTGCTGAAGTGGCTGAAGCATCTGCTGCATCATCTGTGCGGCTTGCTTGTTGATCCGCTCCTGGAGCCCCTCGTCTGACCAGGCATCGTGCTGCAGTGGTGCGTCAGCCTGTGCGCGGACGTGCTGCGCAAACTCACTCTCAGTCATCAGTTTGCGGTCGCGCTCCAGTTGGACACGCTCGGCTTCCAGCTGCTTGCGGAGGTCAGCGATCTCCTGTGTCTTCTGAGTGTAGCTTGCACGGAGGTTGCCAAGGAGCTTCCGGCCGTTCTCAGGCAGGTGCTCCAAGATCTTCTTGTAGTCGGGCAGGCCCTTGTGTCCGCCCTTCAGCTCAGGATGGTCGTCGTAGTCGGCGCCCACGAGCTCATCCAGGGACAGCTCATAATCCTCATCCGTGCCACCTGCCGTGCTGTCGGTTGAATTTAGGCCTTGAGCCCCTATAACACCATTGGTTCCTGTAGAAAGTGTCTCCTGCACGGAACCGCTGCTGTCGGCGATATTCTGTGCAGGTGCCCCTGAGGGCGTGGCTGCGTTGACTGACATGTGTTACATTCTCTCCATCATTAGTTTATCCATGTCCTCGGAGCCCATCTCCTCAGACATCATCTCCTCACCTGTGCCCTCGTCCTCTTCAGGCATCTCTGACGTCGTCTTCTTGGTCAGAAAGCGCTTGAACTGAGGTGACTTCGCTGCCATGCCGATGCGACCAGCGAGGCCCTGAAGGCCGCTGTCGTCGGTGATCACAGTTAGATCGATCATTGCGTCCTCAGGCAGAGCGCCCTCAGCGATTGCGTCACCGATCGCCTTGCTGAACATCGTCAATAGGCGCATGAAAGCGGGAGGCAAGGAGGACATTGTCCCACCGCCGAAGCGCTCATACTTCTCGTCGATGCCGAACAGGGGGAGCAGGCGGTTGGTCGCCTCCACCAGAGAGTTCGCAGCCTTGCCGCTGAACTTGCCCTTGGGGGACGCTGCTGCGTATGTCTCATCCTCTGCGGCCTCGACCTCGCCTTGGCGTGTCATTGCCTCGGCGCGCATCTTCTCGAGTTCCATCTTCTCATTTGGTGTCATGTTAGTTATCTCCTGTTTTGGCATCATGTTCATATGCTTGCTTCAGCATCTCGTGTGCTGGGAATGTCTCCGTAACAGCACGGATCTTATCCCCATCATACTTCTGTAGATTGTCCCTGTATGTCTTCGCGGTCGCATCGAGCTCGTCGCGCTCGTTCTTCTTGGCAGTCATGTAGTCGTTGTAAAAGTTATCACCGCCCAGATCCTTCTCGTTGATGAAGCCACGCGACTTCATGATCCGCTCTTCCTCGCGCTTGTTGGTCACGTGTTGTCCAGCTGAAGGGGAGTAGAAGCCGCTGCCCTCGAGGCCCGAGTTCCATCCCGAGTTCCAGAGTGTGGCTGTCTTGGCAGGGATCGACACCATCCGCTTGCTCTCCGCACCGCACTGGCGGCAGGTGATGGTCGCATCCCACTTGGCCAGCGCCTCGAACTTCCCGTGCTGAGGACACACTGCATCATACAGTGGCATCAGGCGCCTCCGATGACGTCAGATACGGCAGCCTCAGTTTCGGGAGCCCCCGCTGTCGCTGCAGCCGAGGCGCTGGTTGGTGCGCCGGCAGCAGTTGGGCTGTTGAGGAAGGAGGGCGGCAGGTCGTAGAGGCGGATGACCTCGCTCTTGATCTCTTCAGCTGGGACGCCCAACTGTGCCAGGGCAGGAAGAAGCTGAACGAGCTGCTGCTTCCGCACCATGTCAGTGAGTGGTGTGCCTGCGCTGTCAGTGGCGTAGAACTCCCAGTCAGCGTCGAGCTTGGCGACCGTGGCGACCTTTGCGCCCTCCTCAGTCGAGACGACCACTGTGTCACCGTCGTCGACGAGTGGGATCAGCATGCGGACGTAGAGGCCAGCGATCTGCTCGATGGTCGCGTCGCGGTCACGGGCCATCTTGCCCAGCTCAGACGACGTGTATTGCATGAGGGCTGAGATCTCGGTGGCCGTCGCCTTGGACGCCTCACCGCGTGTGAAGCCTGCTGTCAGTGAGCCCTTGTTCAAGTCAGCTTCAATGTAGTTGAGGTAAGCGGCGTGGTTGGAGCTGATGGGGACAACAGGGACGACGTCGATCAGGCCGGTAATTGTGTCGTTGTCTGTTGGTACCATCGCTCCATCCACACCGGACGTGATCTTCGCCAGCGCTTCCTCGTCGAAGGCGCCTTCCTTGTAGATGAACTGGCGGCTATCACGTCGCACCGCGTTGGCCCAGAATGTGCGTAGTATGTTCTTCTCGAAACACTGATCATAAATGCGGGCCATGGCGGAGTAGCCTTCCATCGGCCGGTCAGGACGACGGGAGAAGTAGAACGGGACGATGTTGGAGAGTGGTCGTCCGTCGAAGGTGTTGACTGGAACGGCGTCCTTGCTGAGGAGTTCCTCACCGTTCTTCCACTGTGACGACCAGAACAGGAGCTCCTTGTTCAGGAAGTCGTACATCTCCACGATCTCGACGTAGAGGTATTCGTTGGGCAGGTCAGGTTGGTCGCCGTAGGAGCGGTAGCTGCGGTCGGTGTTGCGCTCGTAGTCGGTGAAGTAATCCTTCTGAGCGACACCGTGCCACTTCTTGGGGCCGAACTTGGCAGTGGCCTCGTCGACGCTGATGTAGTAGACGTGGCCGATGAAGCGACTGTCCTCCCATGCGGCAGCGTCTCGGTCGAGGATCACCTGCCACGGTGGGACAGCGCGCATGGCGACCTTGCCCAGGAGCGTGCTGCTCTCGCGTGGTGCCAGCTTGAGGAAGGAGTGCGTGTAGATGAGGGCCATCCGTGCGGCGTTCTCGATCTGCTGACGAGCGCCCTTCAGCCACGAGTTGGTCACTGCCTTGGTGAAAGCAATGTCCCCCTTGCCGCTGATGTCTGGGCCCAGCTCGATGCCGGGATACTTGGTGAAGAGGGAGCCCATCAGCGACTCGATCGCTGCGTAGGCATCAGATGTCTCCACGCGGATGGAGCTGTCAGCATCGACGCTGTCCATATCCTCGTAGAACTTGGTCATGTAGGCGTTGCGGTAGCGACGCATCTGAGGACGCAGCTCGTCCCAATAGTCAGTGTGCTGCTGGACGGCTGCGCGGATGAACTGGATCCTGTCTTTCTCTGTTCTTGCCATAGCGATAACTATCTCCTATCTTAGCATAAATGTTCAATAACGACGCATTTCTTTCAGTGCGCCCCGTCCTCGTGCTTCTCTGATCCGCCGGTCGACGATCCACTGAGGAAGGTAGGGACGGTCGGGCACTGTCACCTTCTTCGCACACTGCAACGCGAGGGCCATCGCAATCACCGTGTCGCCGTGGTGGATGCCGTTGCGCGGACAGAAGGGATTGCCACGGTCGTCGACCTTGAAGGCTCGGAGCTCGCCCACTGTCCAGCTGTCGAGGAGTGTGATGCTCCCTGTGGATAGACGATCCTTCAGCTCCTCCAGCATCTTGGGCTTGGTCGCAGCGTTCGTGATCCAATCCTTGCCATCAGCGTCCTTCCACAGTGGCACGCCCATGTGCTTCAGCTCTGTGATGACGACACCGCCCCAGGTGCCGTTGCTCTCTGTCAGCACCTTCGCGCCCTTCCACTTGTTGGAGGCGTCAGCGACCACCTGGGCCCACTCGGTCGGTGTCATCTGATTGGAGCGTCGGACATCGACCACTTGACCGCTGCTCACTGAGATGACGACTGCAGCTGAGTAGTCACCGCCCGTGCCAGCGCCTGTGTCGACGCCGATCGCGTATCTGTCGTTGTGGTCGACTGACGCCAGTTGTCCGCCCTCTGCCTCGAGCTTGACGACTTGAATGTCCTTCAGCATCTGCGCAGGTATCCACGCCCCGTCTGTCTGAGCGTAGGCATCGTCGACTGAGAGAGGATACTCGCGTCGGAACTTTGTCTCGCCCAGTTTGCCCATCATCCGCGCCATCCAGAACTGTTGGCCCGGTGTCAGATCGAGGTCGGGATCGGTTTCGAAGTCGTCAGGT